TGAGTGGATAAGGTGGTGAGTAAGCTTACTGGTGTGTGGGGTATGCGTAGCATAGGGCACGCCAGCTAAGCTCGGGTGGGTGAGAAGTACTGAGCGAGGCACGAGCACATCTAACCCAACCCCCGTATTCAACTCAACGTAATATCCAACCCCTAACCGTAATTAACGGGGGGTGGGTCTAACTCATCTCTCTCACACACATTCTAGATATATTTTTTTAACTGAAACTCTCCTATATTTAGCTATGTCTAAGAAGCTAACATACGATATTTTCAACGGAACAACAGGTATCTGGGAGGAGAAGTATGTAAGTGAAGATGATTACCTTGAGGAAATGAGGAAGCTAGATACAGAACAGGAAGTTCTTGACGCAGAGCTGCAAGTGATCAATCGGATAATTGAACAATATTTAAATGACCCCAAGACTTGGGAGAGTAGGGATTAACACTAAGTAATATATACAAGTAAGTATATATTACTTCTAGTACTAGAAGGTAAGTACTAGAAGGTAAGTACTAGAGGGTAAGTAGGGATGGATACATTAAAGAGGAAAGTAAATAACAGAAATCAGGTATATAAAGTATATACAACTGAAGAAGCAGATAAATTAAACATAACATATCTGCATTGGAAAGAGGCACACATAGGGGATTATGCTCTTTCTGATGACGGATATGTGGGAAAGTGCATAGGCAGAAAGACCTATACCGACAAAAAAGGTCGGGTTAAGACGTTTATTAAACTTTCCTATGGTGCTAACTGGGCGGGGAATACCAATAAGATAGAATATCTTGTCAACAGGTCGCATGGTGTCTACACGCAGGCTAATCCTACGGGATGGGCAGAGCGTGAGGCAAAGAAAACACGCACAAAGAACCTTGTAAATGCCTATGTAGGACAATTAACTTCTACGAAACAGGTAGATTATAAACAATTAGGGTACATATACCGCCCAGATCAACAGAATCCCGCTGCAACAGTTCGCAGGGTTCTAAAACAGGAGGTAATAAAGAAGATGGTAGAAAAGAAATTGAAAGAAGTGCTATCAGAAAAGGGAATTAACAGCTCATCAGTATTGGATACAATGCTTGAAGGGTTGCATATTGCTCGTAATAAACAAGATGTAACGAATATGATTAAGATATCGGATGCTTTTATGGACTTATTAGAAATGAAGCCGAATAAAAAGATTACAACGGATACGCTGCAGCTGGATGTTGCTAGTAATATTGGGGACCTGATAGCAAATGAAGAGAAATCATTAAAGATGTCACGCAAGGTAGAAGAAGATGAACCCGCAAGATGATGTAAAATTAAAATTAAAAAGCAATCTTGTGCTGTTTGGAAAGGTCACAATGCCCAATATGTTCTCTGTGCCTTCGCCAGACTTCCATTATAAAATAGCAGAATCGCTATTAAATAGTAATCATTCTCAGATAAATATTGTAGCCCCTCGTGGTCATGCCAAATCCTCCATAGTAGGTGGTGTATTTCCTCTTTACCATCTAATGTTTCACGGGGGGCAGAAACTTATCGTATTGGTATCCAGAACACAGGACCATGCTATTAAATTATTGGGTACAATTAAGGATACCCTTGATTTTTCCTCTAATTTTAGGTCCTTATTCGGATATTGGGGACAACATTCGGCAAGACAATGGGCTAAATCAGAGATTGAACTGAAAGATGGCTCTATGATCATCTGTAAAGGTACAGGACAGCAGTTAAGAGGGATTAAAAAGGGGAATCAGCGACCTACAATGATAATAGTAGACGACCCGGAAGACGAAAATAACACCAAAACAGCAGAAGCAATGGAAGTAAACCTCAGATGGCTGCTGCAGTCTGCCGTTCCATCCCTAGACCCTAAGTGCGGCAGGATAGTTATTATCGGTACACCTCAACATCAAAGATGTATGGTAGAAACGCTGAAAGAAATGAAAGGATGGGAGAATCTTTATTTTGCACCAGACCTAGATAAGAAGATATCCCTATGGGAAGAATGGCATCCTATCGAAAAACTGCAAAAAAAGAAAGAAGAATTAGAATCAATTAATAGAGTATCTGTATTCTACAGAGAATATCTATGTAAGATCATTGGAGATGAGGACCAGCTATTTAAAGAGTCTTATTTCCAGTATTATGATGGAAAACTACATCACAATGAAGAAGATGAAGCATATCTAAAGATATCTAAGCGAAATGGCAAGGATGTAGAAGAAATCGTACCCGTAAATGTGTTTATGGGAGTTGACCCCGCATCGTCTACCAAGAGTACTGCGGATTTCTCTACCATAGTCGCAGTTGCTATTGATAATGATAATAATCGTTATCTATTGCCTTACTATCGCAAGCGTGCAACTCCCATGAACTTAGCTGACCAGATCATTGAGTATTTTAAAATATATAAACCTGTAAAAGTACGTATTGAGTCTGTCGGCTATCAGGAAATGCTACGAGAATACGTAAAGCAGCGATGTGAAGAAGAAAATCTCTTTATATCTGGATTGGAGATAAGAGAAAACCCTAGAAACAGCAAATCATCTAGATTGGAAACACTTGAACCCTATTTTGCTCAAAAGAAAGTCTATATCCAAAAAGATATGCTTGAAATAAAGGATGAGATGCTATTATATCCACGAGCAAAGCATGATGACCTTCTCGATGGAATGTATTACGCTATGAAGAAAATATATGCTCCATTTCATAAAATAGAAGACAAAGAAGAGAAAAAAACCAAGCATTTTACAAAAAATGGACATTTTGACTGGATGACAGCATAATCTTTCTTTAAATTTTAAAGAATAATTACATATATGTTAGGACCACATGCCACAAAAACATCCTGAGACGCAGTATACTCACGATCTATTTAATGACTACAGCTCTGCTCGTAAGAGATGGTCAAGACAAGCTGTAGAAGATTCAGAGTTTCGCTCTGGTAAACAATGGAAAAAAGAACAAGTAAACGCTCTCCGTGCACGAGCACAGGAGCCTTTGGTCGTTAATGTAATACATCCAGCAGTAGAACAAGCAAAAGCAATGCTTACGTCTAATGCACCCAAGTTTCAATCAACAGGAAGAGACAATTCTGATACAAAAGTAGGTAGAATTTTTTCTGATTTGATGTCTTGGGTATGGGATATCTCAGTAGGCAATGCAGAATTAAAACGCTGCATAGATGATTATTACGTTAAAGGCATGGGAGTGATGATGTCTTATATTAAGCCTGATGCTGATTTCGGCAGAGGTGAAGTAATGGTTAAGTCTATTGACCCATTATCTGTATACTTTGATCCAGATGCAGAAGATCCATTTTGCAGAGATGCTTCTAATATTGTTGTAGCAAAGCGTATGACAGAAAAAGAATTAATTGAGATGTATCCTGAATTTGAAGAGGCAATTAGAAGTTCTCAGGAAACAAGTCATATAAGTGATTATGATGAAAATAGATTTGGACTTTTTGATGAAGAAGTTGTGCCGCAATCTAGAAAACAAGCATTATTAAATACAGACGATGAGAGAGAACTAGAAGTATTTGAAAGATATACAAAGGTAAAAACTCCTTATTATAAAATATTTGACCCTTTTCAAAATAGGGAAGTTATCCTAAATGACCCTCAGTATGCTGAGTATCGTGAAGAGCCTGCAGTTATAGTGACAACTGCTGAGGACCAGCAAATACTTACAGAGTCTCAAGCAGTAAACCAGCAAATGCAAATAGCACAGCAGGTTGGTAAAGTATATCATTTAGAACAGGACCCACAAACTGGGCAGCCTGTCCCTGTAAAAGGAGAAGAAACATTAGATTCAATACCTAATAGCACGGTAAGTATAGACGTTATCGATAAAGGAATTCTTATTGATAGCGATAAGATAATGGTTACTAAGGTAATGAATACAAATATTAAACAATGTATTTCAGTTGGAGACGAATATCTTTATTCTATTGTACTTCCAATAGAGGATTATCCAATTGTTCCATTTATGAATGGTCATAATCGTAATCCATACCCTACAAGTGATGTAAGACTTGTAAGGGGATTGCAAGAATACATTAATAAAATTCGTTCGCTCATCGTTGCTCACGCCAGCTCTTCCACGAACGTCAAGTTACTCATACCTCGTGGCTCAATGAACAAAAAACAACTTGAGGAAGAGTGGGCAAAAGCTGGTACGGCTGTAATAGAGTTTGATCCAGAACTCGGTCAGCCTATTGTAGCCGGACCAGTCCCGTTACCAAATGAGCTTTATAAGAATGAAGCAGATGCAAAACAGGATATTGAAAGAATATTAGGTATCTATACGTTTATGCAGGGTGATGTAGGTGGAGCACCTCAGACGTTCAAAGGAACTATAGCAATGGATGAGTTTGGACAAAGAAGAATTAACTCAAAGAAAGATGATATTGAAGCATCTTTAAATCAACTAGCACGGTCTGTCGTTGGTTTGATTCAGTTTGTATATCAGAGTGAAAAGACAGTAAGACTGATACAGCCGAATAATAAACCAGCTGAAGTAAGGATAAACCAGAATATCTATGATGATGTATCTGGGCAGCTAATTGAAAAAGTAAATGACATTACAGTAGGAAAATATGATATAATTGTTGTTTCTGGCTCTACCTTACCATCTAATAGATGGGCTAGATTCGAATATTATATGGAACTATATAAATCAGGATTGATCGATCAAACAGAAGTTTTAAAACAAACGGATGTTGCTGATATGGAAGGCGTTCTGGAAAGAGCTGGGCAAATGCAGAAACTTATGCAGCAAGTTCAGCAGCAGACTGAGCAAATTAAAAAGCTCAAAGGTGACCTTCAGACTGCACAACGTGAATCAATCCATGATCGTAAAAGAGTTGAAGTTAAAGAATTTGAGAAAAAATTGGCAAAGGCTGAGGCAAAAGCCGAGATGGCTACACAGCTATATAAGGAAAGAGCCTCAGATGAGCTTAAAAAACTTCGTGAAGAAGTGAAAAAAGCTACCAATACTAAAGTAGGTCTATCATAACAGCGGTTGCTGAAAACAAATCGCAAAGGAGAATAAAATGGCTGAAGTAGCACAAGAAGCAAGTATAAAAGCTGATGCTGACCCGTTCGGTTACGGAGTAGAGGAAGCAAAGGTTCCTGTTGAAGGAGCAGCTATCCCGGCAGGTGATGACGCAACAAACCCTCAAATGTTTGATGTGGACACAACCGGAATGTCAATCAGCGAAACGCCTGTAGGAGAACAACAGGCTGAAAGTGTGGAGAGTTCTCAAGAACAATCATCTGCAAAAGAAGACCCGAGTAGGTTTGAATACTGGCAAAGTCAGGCAGACAAGGTGAAGGGCGAACTGTCCGCAACTCAGCAAGAGTTAGCTTACTATCGTGAGCAAGCTATGCAGAGTGCACAGCAATCACCCTCCAATGGACAACCTGTTGAGCAAGCTCAAGAGACTTCATTGAAGCCACCCGTTAAACCGGAGAAACCAGTCAACTACAACGAGGTTGATGCGTATAATGACCCCGAAAGTGCGTCTTTTAAATTCAGGATGCAAAAAGAACAGTACCAAGATGATTATCTTTCCTATATGGAAACAAAAGATGCGAATCGTGAAGCAGAGTATGCTAAAAGGTATCAACAAGCTATGTTGGAACAAGAAGCAAACTCACTTCGTAGTAACGCTTATAATCATGTGGTTAGTAACTATGGCTGGGACCAGTCTCGTGCAAATGATTTTGTACAATGGGCTAGTAATCCTGCGAATGTTACTGTTGATCATTTAGCAAAACTGTTTCAAATGAAAGATGCACCGAACGCTCAAGTCGAACAGCGTAAGAATCAAGTTATCAAAGAAAGGGAGATTGCTGCTATGCCAAGATCTGCAGCAGTAGAGACTGGCAAAACAGAACCTCCAATGACTGATGAAGACTTGTTTAATGCTGGTTTAATGGCTTTGAAGCGATAAAGATAAAGGACAGTAAAAATGGCAGCAACAGAAAAGCTCCTAAAAGGTTCTGGTGTTCTCTATACGGATAGACGGGATTTCTACGTAAGCCCACAGGTTGTAAAAGAACTGTGGACTGACGTTGCCCCTTTCACTACCGTAATTTCAAATAGAGAGAGCCGGAAAGTACCCGACCCAATTTTTAAGATGTTTGAACATCGTAATCCTTGGGTTAAACAGCTATTCCTATGTAATAGCGATACAGACAATCTTGATTCAGATACAACTACTAACACCGAAGTAACAGTTGATGGTGCTAGTAATTGTAGTATTGATGATAGTTTAATAGGTCACATTTGTGAAGTATGGACTACTGGTTATGGTTCTAAAAAAGGTATTGTCAGAGTTGACTCAGTAACAAGTAGTACTGTAATCCAAGTCAATACTCTATGGACCTCAACAGGAAGTGATATTGCACTAGCAAATAATGACATTTTCTTAATCATTGGTAATGCACAGGGTGAGGGAACATCCTCTCCAGAAGCATGGGCTGATGAACTGGAAGTCGTTTGGAATTCTACCCAGATTTTCAAAACACCTCTCCAGATCACCGGAACACTTCTAGCTGCATCACTACGTGGTGAATCATCAGAGTTAGCACGTTTACGTGCTCAGAAAAACCAAGAACACAAAATGCAAAAAGAGAAAGCTTTCTTATTCGGTAAGAGAGTTGGTGGAACAGGTCTTGATCTTCAAGATGGTTCTTCAAGTGACTCATTTGCAGATGGTGGCGTTCTTGATGCTGATGGTAATCTTGTAAGAACAACCTATGGTGCTGTAAGTGCTATAGAAACTTACGGAGATAGTACTTCTACTAATGACTATCAGAATATCTTTACTGTATCAGAAGCAAGCTACTCTTATAGTAGTTTTGTAGATGATATGGAAAAGGTTTTCCAATATGTTCCAGAAGCTGGTGTAAAGCGAGCTTTTGTCGGTGCAGGTGCACTAGGATATTGGTCAAAGATTGCTGGAACTTCAGGTATGGCAGGTAACTCTGGCTGGACAGTTAACATGAGTGATATGAAGAGGGATTCTCTTGGATTTAATTATAAGATCCTTGAAACGCCTCACGGTATCCTTCAGTTAATCCCAGCTCCCGCTTTGCGTGGTCCTTATAATAAGTACATGCTTGTTATAAGTGAGGAGAACTTATTCCATGCTCAATATCGTTCACCAATGTATCAGACTAACATTAAAACCGATAATGCCTTTGATGGTGTTAAGGATCAGTATATGTCTGATGAAGGTGTTGGAATACAGTTAATTGAAAGTCATCACTTGTTTAAGATCACAGATTAAGGAGGCATATTATGGCTAGACCTTATCTAGGTGGTTCAAGTGGTGGAGTTAAAAGTGTTAGTGCAGATGCTACATTGCAAATCGCCGATTCTGGAAAAACGATACTTATGGCTCCTAATGGAGTTGACATAACTTTACCGTCAGCTCAAAAAGGACTAGAGTTTCAAATTATTCAGTCAGGTGATTATGCTACAGCAGTATGTACTATTGTTCAAGCTGCCGCTTCTGAGGATTTTTATGGAGCCGTTTACGGTTCAACTCAGGGTGAAAGTGCTGGAACAGATGCTGATGTAGGTGCAAGTGCAAATACAAAAATAACCTTTTCATCTGCTTCTTTAAAAGGAGACAGAGTTAGACTAGTTTCTGACGGAACAGGTTGGTATGTTGAAGCATTTGCTCAGAATTATGCTGGCATTACTTTTGACAACTAATAAGTAACCAAACTCGGGGGGAGATTAATAGTCTCCCCTCGGATAAATTATGGCAACATTTGAAGAACAAACACAAGCATTAACATCAATTACATTGTCTGGGAGCAGTACGCCTACTCAAAATGAATTATCTCAATTCTTAAAAGATGGTGTTTTGGATGTAACAAATAAGTGGCTAAAGGTCAGCCCAAAGGATAAACCTTTATTTACAGCAAAAGGTGCAACACAATCTTCTCAAGGATACAGTCAATCTGGTGCTGAAATCGTAGCTGTAATGCGTGAAGCAGAAGCAGATGGTGATGCAGATGGTAGTGCAGTATGGAGAAAATGCAGAAAAATGGAGGAAGTCTTTCAATCAAAAGTTGTCGATAGTAATAGTATTCATTATGCAACAAAAGAAGACCCAGTATATTTAATTCACGAAGATGGCAAAGTTCATGTTTATCCAGTTCCCGATGGGACCAACGATGGGTATGTTGTTTACTTTATTAATAACAACCCTCAAAACGCTAGTGGAGTAGCTTTAGTATATTCGCATAGCGACTTAAAATATTTTCCAAAAGACAAGATACCTCTTGTTGTTATTTATGCAGCAATAAAAGTTATTGAAGCAAAGTTGTCTTCTTATACAGTAGATGATGAAGATATTGAATTAGTACAGGCTCTTCAAGCTGTATTAGCATCTTTAAAAGACGACTACATAAAAGGATTTAGTTAGGATAAAAAATGAAACAAATACAAATGATAGAGATGATAAAAAAACATCATCCCGAATTATCAAATGCAGAAATTAGAATATATTTAAATAAGGCTTTAGATGAATTTTGTGAACAAACTAGGATTCTTAAAGGTAGGACATCATTTACAACTGCTGCTGACACTCGTTATTATCGTCTTAGCGATCTTGATGCTGATGGTAGTGGGACTGATCAACATAAGTTTATTGATATTGATAGAGTTGATTTCAATAATTATAGAATATCTAAGCTGCAAGACGCACCAGAAAAGTTTTCGAGCACATAATGTCAGCATCTGAAAGAAGTAAAGCATTAGACCACGTTTGGTGGATAGAAAGAAGTACTAGTACATCTGTATATAATGTTCCTCAAATTGCTATTGCAAAAGTAACAAGTGCAGATACTACAACAAATTTTACAACAGCAGAATCTGGAAAAACTGTACAAATTTATGGAACAATATATGACGAGGATTTTGTTGAGTCTGGCTCTGGCATTGCATTAGATGAAGAACCTAATATACCTAGTCAGTTTCATGAAGGTTTAGTTCATTATGTAGTAATGAAGGGTTACGAAGATAAAATGTCTGAGGACCCTAATTCAATGCAAAAAGCTGGATACTTTAGAAACTACTGGAATACATGTGTAAAAATGGGAACACAATATAGCAATAGAAATTACGATAACACAGGATTTAACATAAAGCCAGCAGACGGCTTTTTAATGTAACCAATATGACCATGAGAATTGTCAAGCTCGGTAAGTCATAAGCAAGGAGAAACAAGATGACAATGCATAAATACTCGGTAAACGAATCAAATAATATCGGCTTAGGACAAGCTGGATCAATCTTAGAAACAGGAACTACTGCTATATCTGGTAAAAAGATAGTAGCAATAACTTTTCTAGAGGATTCAGTATTTACAGTTTTAACACCTGAGAGTGGAACAAATCTATATATAGGAGACTCCAATAATAATGGAGACACTTCTGATAGTGTTACTTTTCCACAAGGAGTTACAATCTTTGGTCGCTGGTCTGCGTTTACATTATCTAGTGGTTCAGTAGTAGCTTACTTAGGCTAGATCATGCTAGGTTTAGCGGCTGGTCTACAGAAGGGTGGTGCAGCTCTTCTAAATTATGTTACTGATAACTTAAAGTTATACCTCGACTTTAAGAAAGGTAAACACGATACCCTCAAGTTTCCTTGTGAAGGTTCTACTTATTTTGTAAATGATGACTATATAGATATTGGAGACGATACAAGTTTAGATATTACTGGGAATATTACTTTATCTTGTTGGGTAAAGCCAACTGTTGTAGGTGTTACAAGAACAATTTTTGGTAGAGATGATGGCACGAATAGAAATTATTTTTTTATGTGTAATACCAGTAATCAATTCAATTTTAGTTGCTTCGGTTTAACAGATACTACAGTATTAAGCTCAACCACATTTAGCGTGGGAAATTGGTATCATCTTATGGGTACATATGATGGAGCAAGATTGAAATTATATATTAATGGAGTATTGGAAACTAATGAAGCCTCAACTGGGACTATAAATAATACTGATGTTTCATTTGCTATTGGTGCAAGAGAAGCTGGTATGGATAGGCATTGGGATGGATATATAGCCAATGTAGGACTTTGGTCACGAGCTTTGTCAGCAGAAGAAGTCAACTCTGTAATGAGAAAGAACTACAGTCAGCTAAAATCTGTAGAAAAAACAAGTTTAGTTAGTTGGTGGGCGTTGGATAGTGCAACAGTAAGCAGTACTAATCTTGTTCCAGACCCTAATTTTGACGATGCAAGTTTGTGGACTACTGGAACTGGTTGGGTTGTTTCTGGTGGAAAAGCGACAGGAGGAGATGCTTGGGAAACTATTAGAACCAACAATGCTCCTTTACGGGCGGGTAAAAAATATAGATTTACTGCTGATGTACGAAAAGTTTCTGGAAGTGGTAGTTTTTATTTTTATGCTAACAATACAAATAGTGATGCTATTACTCCTACAACAGAAGTTGTTACTTATACCGCAGACCTTGTTTCTGCGGGTGGCGGTAATCATATATATATTAGAATTACAGGCTCTACTTTTTCAATGGAAGTAGACAATTTTTCTGTTTATGAAATAGATATGCATAATGATTCAAAAGGTTCAAATGATGGTTCAAATCTTGGAGCAACAACTACCACATCAGTATATGGTGGTAATGCTCCAGTTCTTCCAAGATCAGTAGATGTTGCA